GGCAACAGTTCCGTATTGGGACTTTTTTCATCTATACCTATAAGGTTCACCATTAAAGAAAATGGTATCTCCACTCTCATTCAACTTGATGGGCAAACTGCCCTCATTGATGAAAGCCTCTTACAAGATAAGTATACCGGTCGCAGAAACTTTACAATTGCACACGAAGGTGCTCATTACATTTTGAAACACATCCCCGGTGCCCCTTGGATTGCTTATCGTGAAACAATCGACAAAGGCATCGTAACTGATTGGGCAGAATGGCAGGCAAACACTCTTGCATCGTGTTTATTAATGCCTGAAAACAGTGTCCGATATATATTTTGGAGTTTTTATGGCTCTGAACATCTTGAAAGAATATCACCATTCAACGAAGAGTTGTTTTGCCCATTTGTAGCAATGGCTGATTATTTCGGTGTCTCCAAAGAGGCACTTGCCATAAGGTTAAAAAAAATGGGATTGGTAGATGATGTTATGCTCTCTGCCACCATATCAATATTTAAGGAGGACTAAAAATGAACGAAAAAGAATTCCAAATTAGCGTGTACTGTCCTGTATGTAAAAAAAGGGCAATTGACAAACTGTCACCAACTCAAGGTAAAGTGCGAATCAAATGTCCTCATTGTAAAAATTTAATCGTGGTTGACCTATCATTCCGGTTAAATTATAACCCCAATAAATATCGCACAACAAGAAGTGCATAACTGAATCGGTCCGTGCAACGCATCCGCATTATGTCGTGATTGCAAATAGCCGGTCATTCAGAGAATCGAATTATAGTTTTACGCTATAGTTCTATTCTTTGAGTGACCGGCTTTTTTGTATTTTCAGAATGGTAAATCATCAAGGGTAAGAATTAGTCGTTGTTTTGTTGATTTTAAGAAATCGAACTCTTTATTAACTTCTTTAATGTAACTTTTTATTTCGTCGATTTTATACTTCAAAATCATAGCCTTTTCGTCAATTCTAATGTAGTCTCCTCTGCGGTTACCTATAGTTATTGAATTGCATATTGCTGCATATCTCATAGGACTTCCATCGTCCCCTGAATTCATAAGAATTTCAGTCATTCCTTTACACTCACGATATTCATCTTGCAATGTCTGAATTTCTCTCAACTGATGCTCAAGTTTATCCGACAGTGCTAAAAGAGCAATTAAGTATGAGTCAACCAACGCACTTTTCTCACTGCAAGTTGATATTTCTCTTTGAATAGCCAAACGAGTTATTTCGTAATTATGACGAACCTCTTCTAATTCGTACTTCACATACTTTATTTTTTCCAACAATTCTTGTAAAGACACTGTGTTTTGAGGTGGTATCAATTTTAAGTTTTCTGTTTCATCCAAATTCTCATTTGCGGGGGTCATTATATTTACTTTGTTTATAGATATTTTTTGTGTCTCTCTTTTTGGTTTCTTATCCAATTCTTCTATAAAGCTTTCATTAGAGATGGTTGGTTTTTCATTTAAATAATACCCAACACCATATTCACTACAAATTGCTTCTTTACCGAGGGCATTTCGCAATTGTCTTATACAACCACGAATAGTGTCATTACAGTTTTTTTCAGCACCTTGGTACTCACCCCATAAACATTCATACATTTTTTCACGAGTGACTTTCCAATCGTGTATGCCCGCTTCAATCAAAAGTCTTAATATCTTTTGAGTTTGTGGGTATAAATGCTTTTTAGTGTTATGCACATATAAATCGAGCGAATGACCATTATCAATAACTATTGCATCGTCATTTAATTTGTATCTTGTAGCCATATGGTCACCTCTCTTACATAAACTATCACATTGTTCTCACAATTTTTTCACAAGTTTTTTCATTTTTGTATGCTGAAATATTAATAGGATAATTTTACCTAAAATTTCATCAAAAGTCAATGACAGCGTTGACCCATCATTAATTGAAGATTTCGACAAAAGATAACATCGGTATTTATGATGAAGCCGGAAACATTATACATTCCTATGGCTATGTTACAACAACAATATAAATCTACGAATATGATGATAATGACAACATTATTACCGGTGAATAAAGAGTCAAATTTCGACAACATTCTGCATAGAATGATATCAAGGACAAGCACTGCGGTGGTTTTAAGAATAACGCCACTCACTCTCTTAACTTTAGAATTGTTTATTTGTTACACGAGATTTGACCGCAACCTTTTATAAAAAATTTTTAATTTTTTTCAAAAATTGGTAGAAAAACCATTTTTGAATGAGCATTACAGTATTAGAACAGTAAATTCGGTTATAACCTTTTCGCTGCCTGCGTGAAGGATAACATATAAAAAATTAAATATCCAAGCTTGAGATGCGCATTAAAGCAAGGATACCACATAGCTCTACTGACTCTCTCTGAAAAGAGAGACAGAAACAGAGAACTCGGTACCCTTTGACTTTGTGCGCCTTTTTTCATCTCTGCAGCAAACAAAGTGTATTTTTAAGCAGTCTCTGATGGTGAAATACCTACTTCAAATAGATACAGAGCTTGTGGTGTCCATAACTTTCAGCTTGGTAGAAAGGACACCATTATGAAAATCACTTACACATTTGCAAACGGAGACACATCAACAGTTGAGGTAAATGAAGCCTTGGGAGAGGTCATTCTTGAATTCAACAAAGAAGAATACAACAACGACCACAAAGAAACTCGCAGGCACACGCATCTTGATACTGAACTTGAACATTCGGATTGGTTAGCAGTTGATGATGAGTACATATCTTCACTTTTTGCTGAACCCTCCAAAACTGACATCCTCCGGGTAGCCATAAAAACATTGAAACCGAAACAACAGGATTTATTGAAAGCGTTGTTCTATGACGGTATGACTCAAGAGCAGTACGCAACAAAAATGGGCGTCAGTCAGGTGGCAATACATAAGCAATTACAAACAATTTTGAAAAAATTAAAAAAATTTTTTTGAAAAAGGTTATATTTTGCCCCTTTTTCTGGCTATAGGTGAAAGGCATAAAAAATCCGCCTTTCGGAAAGGTGAATATCCAATGAACAAGCAGAGCGTTTGTGTGAATATCACACAGCCCAACGGAACAAGTTGCACAGTGCTTAAAGCAAAAGAGCGAAACATCCGCGAGCGTTTCCTTTCTGCCCTTTTCGGTAAAAAGGTAAAACTCCTCATTGTTTCACCTTGCGACTCTGTTCAGCAAATCACAATCAAAGAAAACAAAGGAGGTTCAAACGATGACACCAACAGAAGCATTGATTCAGGTTGCTAAAGACTTGCATCACCTTGCTAACACTCTTGAGTTGTTAGTGAATGTACCAAATGCCGAGTACATTCCTACCGATGACGATACTAACATTCCTACAGTTGAGGAAACACCGGTAGCTGAAACATCGGTTGAAGATGACCACGGCATAACTCTTGAGCAAATCCGTACAGTACTTCAGAAGAAATCCCGTTCAGGGCTTCGCAATGAAGTAAATAATCTCATTTTAGCTTTCGGTGTAACACAGTTATCCGATGTGCCATATGACAAATACCCGGAATTGCTCCTTGCGGCGGAGGAAATGTAGCTATGAGTGAACATGCAATTTTATCAGCTTCAAGTTCCCACAGATGGCTCAATTGCACACCATCTGCTCGATTGGAATTGGAGTATGAGGACAATGAAAGTCCGGCTGCAGCCGAAGGCACTGCGGCACACGCCCTTGCCGAATACAAGCTCAAAAGAGCTTTGAAAAAAAGAGCAAAGAAGCCTATTTCAGAATATGACTCCGAGGAGATGGACAAGCACACAGATGATTACGTGTCATTCGTCCTTGAGAAGTATGAAGAAGCAAAGCAGAATTGCAAAGACCCTGAAGTTCTTATTGAACAGAGACTTGATTTTTCCGACTATGTGCCTGACGGTTTCGGTACAGGTGATGCAGTTATTCTTGCTGATAGAACTCTCTACATAGTGGATTTCAAGTATGGACAAGGTGTCGTTGTTGATGCCTACCAAAATCCACAGATGATGCTTTATGCTCTCGGTGCCCTTACGCAGTTTGGAATGCTTTATAACATTGAAGAAATCTCAATGTCCATATTCCAACCAAGACGAGAGAATGTGTCAACATGGACTATCAAATGGAATGAACTCCTCAATTGGGCTAACAACTTCTTAAAGCCTAAAGCAGAAGAAGCCTACAACGGTACAGGAGAGTATTGTTCCGGTGAATGGTGTCGTTTCTGCAAGGCATCTGTGAAATGCAGAGCAAGAGCTGAACGACATTTAGAACTTGCGAAGTACGAATTCAAACAACCTCCTGTTCTTGATGACATCGAGATTGAATGCATCTTACCGGTACTTGCCGATTTCAGTGCGTGGGCTAATAGTTTGATTGCTTACGCTGAAGCAAAGGCAATAAACGAAGGTAAGAAATGGGCAGGTTACAAAGTTGTAGCCGGTCGTTCTGTTCGTAAATTCACCGATGAAAAGGCTGTGGTTAAAGCTGCCGAACAAGCGGGTTACACCGATATTTACAAGAAGAGTCTCATCACCCTTACAGAGTTTGAAAAGCTGATGGGTAAAGAAACATTCAGAGAAATTCTTGGTCAGTTCGTTACAAAGCCTGCCGGTAAATTAACTCTTGTTCCTAATACGGACAAGCGTCCAGAAGTGGACACCTCAACAGCAAAACAGATATTTGAAGAAAACATTTAAAAGGAGAAAACGACTATGAGTGAAAGAATTATAACAGGAAAGGTTCGCCTTTCATATGCAAATGTATGGGAAGCAAAGTCAATCAACGAAGGTGCTGCAAAGTATACTTGCTCCCTTATTATTTCCAAATCCGACAAAGAAACTCTCGACAAAATCAAGAGAGCTTACGACCTTGCTCTTAAGGAAGGTGTTCAGAAATTCGGTGCAAAAACATTTAACGAAAAGAATATCACTTTCCCTGTACATGATGGTGACGTAAAGAAAAGTGATGATGAAGCTTATGCTAATTCATATTACATTAACACATCAAGCTATCAGGCACCCGGTATCGTGGATATTTATGGTAGCACAATTACTGACCAAACACAGGTATACAGTGGCTGTTACGCTCGTGTAGCTATCACTGTTTATCCTTTCGTCCGCAACGGCAATAAAGGTGTTGCTTTCGGATTACAGCACATACAGAAATTAAGTGATGGTGAACCTTTAGGTGGCAGAAGTTCTGCAGCTGAAACATTCAAGGATTATATCGAAAATCCTGAAGATAACGAAGACTTCCTTCGCTAAAAAACAGAGAGGTGGCGGGGTTTTGCTCCGTCACCTTTTGGAGGTTACTATGAAGAAATTATCTATTGATATTGAGACTTTCTCATCTGTTGACCTTACGAAGTCCGGTGTTTATAAATACGCAGAAGCTGACGATTTTGAAATACTTCTCTTCTCATATGCAATTGACGATGGTGAGGTTAAGTTAGTAGATTTCACTGCCGGTGAAACATTGCCGAGAGCTGTCTTTGATGCTTTGTTTGACACTTCAATTGAGAAGTGGGCATTCAACGCGCAGTTTGAAAGGATATGTATTTCCCGATACTTCCTTCGGACAATAGAGCCTAACAGTTGGCGTTGCTCAATGGTATGGTCTGCTACCTTGGGACTTCCGATGTCCCTTCGTGGTGTTGGTGCTGTTCTCGGCTTGGATAAGCAGAAAATGGAAGAAGGTAAAGAACTCATCCGTTACTTCTGTACTCCTTGTAAGCCGACAAAAGCCAACGGAAATCGTACTCGCAATTTACCAGAACACGCCCCAGAAAAATGGGAGCTATTCAAGGCATACAACATTCGAGATGTTGAAGTTGAAATATCTATTCAGCAACGCTTATCAAAGTTCCCGGTGTCACAAGCTGAATGGCAGAATTATGCTCTCGACCAAGTTATAAATGACAGAGGCATTCTGCTTGACTTACAGCTCGTGAAGTCCGCCATTGACTGTGACACACGTTTCAAAAGTACACATTTAGCCGAAGCACAGAACCTTACAGGTTTAGAAAACCCTAATTCGGTGCAACAGCTCACTTCGTGGTTGCAAGAAAACGGAGTAGTAACAGAGAGTTTGAACAAAGCCTCTGTTAAAGAACTGATAGAGAACTCTGATGGTGATATACAGCGAATGCTTGAACTCCGTCAGCAGTTATCGAAGTCCTCTGTTAAGAAGTACGAAGCAATGGAGTGCTGTGCTTGTGGCGATAACAGAGCTCACGGACTTATTCAGTTTTATGGTACTCGCACCGGTAGGTATGCAGGTCGATTGGTTCAAGTACAGAATCTACCACAAAACCATCTCCCGGAATTGGCACAAGCAAGAGAAAGTTTGAAACAAGGTCATTATGCTGAACTTGAGAAATTCGGTGCAACACCGAATGTACTTTCAGAACTCATTAGGACAGCCTTTATACCTAAAGATGGGTGTCTTTTCTATGTAGCGGACTTCGCAGCTATTGAAGCTCGTGTCATAGCGTGGTTCGCAGGTGAACATTGGCGTACCGAGGTTTTCAAAAATGGCGGTGACATTTATTGTGCTTCTGCATCGCAGATGTTTAAAGTACCGGTTGAAAAACACGGTGTCAATTCCCATTTAAGAGCCAAGGGCAAAATTGCTGAATTAGCACTCGGTTATGGTGGCTCTGTTGGAGCATTATCCGCTATGGGTGCAATCCAAATGGGTGTGAAAGAAAACGAACTGCTTCCGCTTGTTACAGCTTGGCGAGAAGCAAACCCCAATATCACCCGTTTTTGGTGGGATGTTGACAAAGCTGTAAAAAAAGCAATCCGTGAAAAAACTACTGTGGGTTTCGGTTCACTGACTTTCAGCTATCAAAGTGGCATCTTATTCATCAAGTTACCATCAGGTAGAAATATTGCTTATGTGAAACCGAAAATCGAAGAAAACTCATACGGACAAATGTCAGTTACCTACGAAGGTGTAGGCACAAGTAAGAAGTGGATGCGTATCGAAAGCTACGGTCCGAAATTTGTTGAAAATATCGTACAGGCTACGGCTCGTGACATCCTTGCCGAAGCTATGGTGCGACTTGAAAAACAAGGCTACCCGATTGTAATGCATGTTCACGATGAGGTTGTTGTTGAAGCTCCTAAAGGTGAATCACTCGACACAATTTGTGAACTTATGGCAGAGGTCCCCTCTTGGGGTGAAGGTTTAATCCTTCGTGCAGATGGCTTTGTTACAGAGTTTTATAAAAAGGATGATTGATTATGACTTTGAAATTGAAAGAAATAAGAGAGCGACTCGGTATATCACAGGAAGATGTTGCAAAAGAACTCTGTTGTTCCCTCCGTACACTCCGTAAATGGGAATCAGGCAAATCAGAGCCCTCACTCACAATGCTCTGTATGTTAGCTAACTACTTTCTTTGTTCTACTGATGCTCTTCTTGGTAGAGGTGAAAATAAATGATAAAAATTGCAATCGGTAATTCCCGTATGGATAAGAAGTGGAAGAACATCGAGATGACTTGGGAAGAGTTCGTATCGAGAATTTCCACTACCAAAAGAACCACGGAAACTGTCGAAGAATATCGTAAATTGAAGAAAGGTAAACAGGATTCAATTAAGGATGTCGGTGGTTTCGTGGGCGGTCACCTTAAGGAAGGCAGAAGAAAGAATGGCTATGTTAACGAGCGTTCTCTTCTCACCCTTGATATGGACTATGGTGAACCCGGCATTTGGGATGAAATCAAAATGCTTCATTCCTTCAAATGTGCTGTGTATTCCACACATAAGCACACACCCGAAAAGCCACGTTTGAGACTTATCATTCCGATGTCTCGCACGATTTCCGAAGATGAATACCCGGCGGTTGCAAGAATGGTAGCCAAGGATATCGGAATTGACCTTTTTGATGACACAACCTACGAACCCGCAAGACTTATGTATTGGGCGTCCACATCATCAAATGGTGAATTCTTCTTTGACCACAAGGATGGTGAACTTCTCAATCCTGACGATTACCTTTCAAGGTATAAGGATTGGCGTGATGTTACATCGTGGGCAATGTCCTCAAGACAGTCGGAAATCGTAAAACGCAGTATGTCAAGACAGGCTGACCCTCTTGAAAAGGATGGTGCTGTCGGTGCTTTCTGCCGTACCTACACAGTTGATGAAGCTATCAGTACATTCCTTGCTGATATTTATGAACCAAGTGCTATGGAAGGCAGATACGATTATATCCCTGCTGACTCATCTGCAGGTGTGTGCATCTACGATGGCAAGTTCGCATTCTCACACCACGCAACAGACCCTGCGTGTGGCAGACTCCTTAATGCATTTGACCTTGTAAGGATTCACTTGTTCGGAAACCTTGACCTTGACAGCAAGGAAGACACGACCCCGGCAAGACTCCCTTCATTCAAGGCTATGCAGGAACTCGCAATTAACGATGATGCAGTTAAGCTCACACTTGCTGATGAACGAAACCGTGAGGCATCAATTATTTTTACAACAACAGAAACTGTTGAAAATTGGGAAGCCGACCTTGAACTTGAAAAGAATGGCGCTATTAAGGACACCCTTTCCAATATCGCACTCATCGTACAGCACGATGAAGGCTTACAAAACATCGTTTACAATCAGCACACTCACGCTATTGATGTTATTGGTGAGCTTCCTTGGAAACAAGTAAAACCCGGTTGGAGTGATTCTGATATTGCAAACGCAAAAATCTATTTTGAACGGAAATACAAAATATGGTCACCTACCAAATTTAAAGATGCTTTGATAGGTACTGTTTCAACTTGTCGTGTAGTCCATCCATTGAAAGATTACTTATCTTCACTCGAGTGGGACGGAGTGCCACGTGTTGAAACGCTGCTCATCAAATACCTCGGCGCTGATGACACCCCATATGTAAGAGCTGTAACAAAGAAAACTTGCTGTGCAGCTGTTGGTCGTGTTTTTGAACCGGGCATTAAATTCGACTCCGTCCTTGTTTTGAATGGTGAGCAAGGTTTAGGTAAATCCACCTTCTTTTTTCAACTCGGCGGTAAGTGGTACTCCGACTCACTTACTGTTCCAGATATGAAAGATAAAACGGCTGCCGAAAAATTAAGTGGTTATTGGATTTTGGAAATTGGTGAATTGGCGGGTCTTAAGAAAATGGACGTTGAAACCGTTAAATCATTCATTACCCGTACCGATGATAAGTTCCGTCAGTCCTATGGCACTATGGTTGAAAGTCATCCAAGAAGTTGCATCATCGTTGGTACTACAAATAACGAAGACGGCTTCCTTCGTGATATCTCAGGTAACAGACGATTCTGGCCCGTAAATGTAACCGGCAAGGGCGAGTTCTATCCTTGGGAACTTGATAAAGAAACTGTCGACCAAGTATGGGCAGAAGCAAAGGTTCTCTTTGAAAATGGTGAGCCTTTATTCCTTACAGGTAAAGTGGCGGAAATGGCTCGTGAGAGTCAGAAGGCTGCGATGGAACAAGACCCTCGTCAAGGTATTGTTGAAGAATACCTTAATAAGCTCTTGCCTGAAAATTGGGACGATATGGATTTATTCCAACGTAGAGCATTTCTCTATGGCTCGGATTTTGACACCGTGCATAAAGAAGGTACTGTTCGTAGGGATAGAGTTTGTGTTATTGAAATTTGGTGTGAATGCTTTGGAAAGCAACGTGAAAACATCAAAAAAGCGGACTCCTATGAAATCGAAGGCATCCTACAGAAGATTAAGGGTTGGCAGAAATATACCGGAAATAAATCTAACAAGATGCGTTTTGGTGATTATGGCGTTCAGAAAGGATATGTGCGTACTGAAAAGTAGGCAACAGTGTTTCTTGAGGTCTTGAATGATTTTTGTTGGCGGTAGCTAATAAGAAACTCAAGTAGGCAACTTCCAAAACCCCTTATTTATCAAGGCGTGTTTACCATTTGTTTCTTATGTTTCCTATTTTCTATATTGAGTAATAAATAATATGTAAATAAAGGAAATAAGAAACACACATACATACACGTAGGAAAGGAATAAGGGGTTAAGAAACACAGCGGATGGAAACTATGCTTGAAAAAGAGATTGAAAACAAGTTAACTGCTGAAGTCAAAAAGCGTGGTGGTCTCTGCCTTAAGTTTGTACCACTGTCCTTAAATGGTGTGCCTGACCGACTCGTGTTTTTTCCGAAAGGCAAGTTCGGATTTGTTGAGTTGAAAGCACCGGGCAAAAAACTGCGACCACAACAGGAAAAGAGAAAAAGGCAATTAGAAACATTAGGATTTTTGGTGTTCAAGGTTGACACCAAAGAAATGATTGGAGGGATACTCGATGCAATACAAAGCTCATAACTACCAAAGCTACTGCACAGAGTTTTTGAAGACACACTCCATAGCAGGTTTGTTTTTGGATTGTGGTCTCGGTAAAACGGTTATTACCCTGACAGCAATCAACGACCTTCTGTTTAACAGCTTTGAAGTATCACGGGTTCTTATCATAGCCCCGTTAAGAGTAGCAAGAGATACATGGACTGCTGAAATTGAAAAATGGGAACACTTGAAAGGACTTACATACTCCGTTTGCATCGGTACTCCCACAGAACGATTCGCAGCTCTTTATAAGAAGGCTGACATTTACATCATCAATCGTGAAAATGTCCCGTGGTTGGTGGAGTCAGGAATGTTCAATTTTGATATGGTGGTTATTGATGAGCTGTCATCATTCAAGAGCCACACTTCAAAAAGGTTCAAAGCTCTGCGTAAGGTAAGACCGAAAGTGAAAAGGATTGTTGGATTGACCGGTACTCCCGCTTCAAATGGTCTTATGGATTTATTCGCTGAAATACAACTGCTTGATATGGGTGAAAGGCTCGGAAGATATATCGGTGGTTTTCGTAACAGATACTTCACTCCTGACAAACGAAATCATCAAATCGTTTTTTCGTACAAGCCTATTGAAGGAGCAGAAGAAGCAATCTACGATAAGATTTCCGATATCTGCATTTCAATGCGAAGTTCCGATTACCTTCAAATGCCTGAACTGACAATTAACAATGTTGAAGTAAGGCTTTCCGAATCGGAAGAGAAACTTTACAGAACCCTCAAGCGTGATTTGATTCTTCCTTTCGCTGACGGAGATATTGATGCATCAACAGCTGCATCACTCTCCACAAAACTACACCAAATGGCTAATGGTGCGGTTTACGATGAGAACGGAAAGGTTAAACACATACACGACCGAAAAATCGAGGCTCTCGAAGATTTGGTCGAGGCAGCAAACGGAAAACCCGTCCTTATTGCTTATTGGTTCAAGCACGACCTTGAGAGAATCACAACAACAGTTAAATTCACAGCAAGGCACTTGAACACAGCACAAGATTTCAAGGATTGGAATGATGGCAAAATTCCTGTAGCACTAATTCACCCTGCATCGGCAGGACACGGCTTGAATTTGCAAAGTGGAGGTTCGACCCTCGTTTGGTTCGGTCTCACTTGGAGCTTGGAATTTTACCAACAGACAAACGCCCGTCTTTATAGGCAGGGGCAGAAAGAATCAGTGGTGATTCACCACATAATTACGAAAGGTACTGTTGATGAGAAAGTTTTACGAGACCTCAACAGTAAAGATAAAACACAAAATTCACTGCTTGAAGCAGTAAAAGCTGAAATCCGGGAGGTAACTAAAAATGGATGTTAAACAGTACTTATCACAAGCTCATTATTTAGATATGTCAATTGACTCAAAACTTGAGTTGTTATCAAAGCTTAACAGCCTTGCTACGAAAGCTACAGCAACTCTTTCTGATATGCCACACTCACCAAACCGTGGCAGTTCTTCTCTTGAAGATACTATCTGTAAGATTATTGATTTGCAAGACGAAATCAATCGTGATGTTGATGCTCTTGTTGATTTAAAGAGGGACATCATCAACCTTATCAACAATCTTGTCAACGATGAGTACAAGGTGATTCTTGAGAAGCGTTATTTATCCTTTATGACGTGGGAAGAAATAATGGTTACAATGAATTATGGCAGAAGTCAAACATTTAAGATTCACGATGATGCTATAAAAAAAATTTCCGTTTTTTATAAAGAGCGGACTAAATCGGATTGAATCGGACTATTGACTTATGATATTATTATAATGAGGAAAGAAAATAAAGAAGGTCTTCACAGCGAAAGTTGTGGGGACTTTTTTTATACCCTCGAAAGGAGTGAATAAGATGCCACGGAAACCGAAGACACCGTGCAGATATCCCGGTTGCAAAATGCTTTGTGACGAAACCTACTGCGACCAACATAGAAGCACGGCTCATCGAGAGTACAACCGGTACAAACGCTCCCCTGAATGTAACAAGCGATATGGAAGAGAATGGAGACGCATTAGAGAGCGCTACATTAAGGAACACCCCTTGTGTGAGAAATGCTTGTTGAAGGGCATCGTTAGACCGGTAGAGGAAGTCCACCACAAGACTCCGTTGGAAGATGGTGGTACGCACGACTTCTCAAACCTTATGAGTCTTTGCAAATCGTGTCACTCAAGTTTCACCTTATCAGCTACAAACAGTAAAAAGAAATACGAAGACAAGTGAGGTAAAGTTTATGGAAATCATCATGGCACTCATCTATACATTGGGACAGGGATTTTGTTTCAATGTGGTGCTTCCCATTTGGTACTTGGTAATGCAGTTTACTGAACTGTTATAAAAAGCCACCCGGTGGGGGTATCAAAATCTCTACAGCTGTTCAATACGGACAGCGGCGCAGGGTCTTGTGTTAATTTTCGCAAAAGTTTTGCAGGGAATAGGCACAAAGTTTTAACAGCCACAATCCTTTTAGTTTCAAGGGTTGTGGCTTTCTTTATGCCCTGAAACTTATTACTTATTTTAGCTGAAAAAAGTTTTTTGAATGGAGGTATTGCTATGGGCAAACGAGGTCCCCAACCCGGAACGGGCGGCAGACCCCGAAAGGCACTGTCAGAAAAATTGATAGAAGGCAACCCCGGTAAAAGAGAATTGAAAGTAATTGAACTGCCAACTCTCGAAGGTGCTGAAATGCCGAAGCCGAATGCCTACCTTTCTGACAAGCAAAAGACCGGTCACGATTTTCAAGCGGTAAAAATTTATGAAGACCTATGGCATTGGTTACAAGAACGCAAATGTGAAAATCTTATATCGGCATCCGTTATGGAACGCTATGCTTTGTCTGCTGCACGACTTATACAGTGTGAGCAGTGCATTTCCGAATATGGATTCCTTGCAAAGCACCCCACAACGGGTATGGCTATCATTTCACCTTATGTGCAGATAGCTCAAAACTATATGAAGCAAACAAATGCCTTATGGTCAACCATTTATCAAATCGTCCGTGAAAACTGCTCAACAGATTACAAGGGTGAAAACCCCCACGATGATATGATGGAACGTTTGCTTTCAACACGAATGGGAGGTTAACAATGAGCAGAAGAATTTTAACAGCAGAGAGTGTCTGTGAAGGACACCCTGACAAACTGTGTGATTTGATTGCGGATGCTATTCTTGATGAATGTCTTCGCAATGACCCCTACTCTCGTGTAGCCTGCGAGGTACTTGCGACACATGGCAAGATATGTATTGCCGGTGAGCTTACAACTTCTTCACAGGTAGATTACATGAAGGTGGTAAAAAACACACTTTCGGATGTAGGCTACGAGCCTTCCGAGTACAAGATTGAAATTGACATTCACAAACAGAGTCCCGACATTGATGGTGGCGTTACTAAAAAGGATGGTACTCTCGGTGCAGGAGACCAAGGTGTGGTCTATGGATTTGCTTGTGATGAAACAGCTTGTCTCTTACCTTTACCGGTTGTACTTGCAAATTCAATTACACGAACAATTGATGGAATGCGACACGATGGTGAGCTTGACGGCATAAAGCCTGATGGCAAGTGTCTCGTTTCAATCGAATATGAAGACGATGTTCCGATTCGTATTTCCGACATCGTTATTTCAGTTCAGCACGATGAGAAGTTAAGTCTTGAAGAAGTCACTGCTCGTATCAGTTCAGTGGTACTTCCGAAGGTTTTCAAACGCTATCCCATCGATGCAAAAACAAGAGTTCTTATAAATCCATCGGGCAGATTTGTTGTTGGTGGCCCCGAAGCTGACACCGGTCTTACCGGTAGAAAACTTATGTGTGACACCTATGGTGGTTTAGCTCATCACGGTGGCGGTGCTTTTTCAGGTAAGGATGCAACAAAAGTTGACAGAAGTGCAGCTTACTATGCTCGTTATGTTGCAAAGCACATCGTGGCAACTGAACTCGCAAAGAAATGTGAGGTCTGTGTCACTTATGCTATCGGCAAAGCTGAACCGGTCGCAGTTGAAATTGAAACCTATGGCACAAGTAATTTCACATCAGAAGATTTACTTGAGGCTGTAAATGACACTTTTGATTTCACCCCTTACGGAATTATTGAACAGTTAAAACTCCGTGAACCTATTTTCACACAAACTACTCGTTATTGTCATTTTACTAATCAGGATTTACCTTATGAACAAGTTGACAGAGTCACAGACCTTTTGGGACATGTGATTTTTGGAAAGGAGTACAAGAAATGATTATTGAAAAAATCAAAGTAGAAAAACTACTCCCTGCCGATTACAACCCTCGTAAGGACTTAAAACCCGGTGATGCAGAGTATGAAAAGCTCAAGCGTTCCCTTGATGAGTTTGGTTATGTTGAACCCGTCATTTGGAACAAGACTACAGGAAATGTGGTCGGTGGTCATCAGCGCCTTAAGGTTCTCATCGCAACAGGCATAAAAGAAATTGAATGTGTTGTTGTTGAAATGGATGAAACCAAGGAAAAGGCACTCAACATTGCTTTGAATAAAATCAGTGGTGATTGGGACAATGAAAAATTGGCTCTTCTTATCACAGACCTTCAAGGTTCTGAATTTGATGTGTCTTTAACCGGTTTTGATGCCGCTGAAATTGATGACCTTTTCAAAGATGCACTCAAGGATGAAGTTGAAGATGATAACTTCGATGTTGAAGCTGAATTGCAGAAACCCCCGGTAACGAAGTCCGGTGACTTATGGCTCTTGGGTAACCACAGAGTTTTCTGCGGTGACAGTACAAAGGCTGAAAGTTACACCATTCTTATGGATGGCAAGAAAGCAAACCTTGTTGTTACTGACCCACCTTACAATGTAAACTACCAAGGCACAGCCGGAACAATCCAAAATGACAATATGTCTGATGATAATTTTTATCAATTCTTACTCGCTGCGTTTACCAATTGCGAAAAAGCAATGGCGGACGATGCGAGTATTTATGTTTTCCACGCTGACACCGAAGGCTTGAACTTTAGAAAGGCTTTCAAGGATGCAGGCTTCTATCTTTCAGGTACTTGCATTTGGAAAAAGCAGAGCTTGGTTCTTGGCAGAAGTCCTTATCAGTGGAAACATGAACCTGTGTTGTTCGGTTGGAAAACCAAAGGTAAGCACAATTGGTATTCCGACAGAAAGCAGAGTACAATTTGGGAATTCGATAAACCTAAAAAGAATACTGACCATCCTACGATGAAGCCTATTCCATTGGTGGCTTATCCGATTCTCAACTCTTCACTTACCAACTGTATCGTTCTTGATATGTTCGGTGGTTCAGGTTCAACTCTCATTGCTTGTGAACAAACCAATCGTGTATGTTTCAGCATTGAGCTTGACGAAAAGTACACCGATGTTATCGTGAACCGTTACATTGAGCAAGTTGGTACTGCTGAAAATGTAAAACTTATCCGTGATGGTAAGACCTACACATACGA